CCCACAGCTGTTGCATATTGACGCCGTGATTAACATCTATATCTCTGACAGCGAGTACCCAGAATCTACGATTCCCAGACGTGTCCGTTAAGAACTCGCGGGCATTGACACTGGCATAAAACGCCGTGCGGCGCTGATAGGTCGTAAAGGCTCGGTCATAGGGTAGCCTCAGTTCATCCGTCTTCGACGTCACAAACGCTTTCAGCTGATCTATGTCGGACTTCTTAAAGGTGGACTCGATTTCGCCTAGCTCTACAATCCAATGACTAACGGCTCTCTTTACAGAGTCCTTGTCAGAAGGGTTGAGCGTTGCACCCTCTAAGAGCCAGCCTTTATTGTAATCACATAGGCGCTTGAACCATAAGGTCTTACCGAGTCCTTGGGCGCCCTGCAAAACAAGTATGCCCTCTAACTCAACGCCATTCTTTTCATAGGCGGCAGCCACACAAGAGATTAACCATTTCTTGAGTAGCAAATCTCTGAGCTGCGCGGACTCCTCTGTAGTCAGCGAATTGAGAAAGGCTGGCAGTCGGTCTTGTCCATCCCACGGCTCGCTATCAATCCATTCTTTTACCGGGTTGTATTCACGCGCTAAGATCTTGAGATAATCCCTCACCTTAGTATGCGGTATGCCCATATTAATACAGCGGTTTTCAACCTCAATCAGCGACGCCTCTTCTTGCATGTCAGCGATAAAGGTTGTGTCCGGTATGTCTATCTCCATCTTCTTCTTTATCACGTTATAGCGCACATCAATATTGTGCACTTTCATAACCCCACCGATATTGTCTTTGGTGTTTAGAAAGCGTCCGCTTGCACTACGACTAAAGTCGTACTCCACCGGGACATCGACATTCTGCAAGACCACCTCGCCTTCCACCACTTCAACTTCGTTCTTATGATCGTTATAGTCGCCCTTTGTTTCTGGCATTTGTATCTCGGCGTAACCGCCCTGCTTTTGTATGTAAGCTGCTGCCTTCTGTGCTTCTTTCTCACCTGTTTTACTATCATCATTATCCGCCACGAAAACGTGCTTATGCCTTGGAAAATACTGATACATAACCTCTGCGACTTTAACGAGATTGTAAGCATCGAACGCGACGACCACTGGCTGTGAGCGGTCAGCGTATATAGATGCGGCAGTGGCATAGCCTTCGGCGTAATTTAAGCTGTCGCTTGTTTTAAATATTTCTCTGCCGAGAAGAAAAAAGCTACCGCTTTTTTTAGAACCAGTGAGAAAACGCTTGGTGCCATCGGGAGCGATAAACTGTAGTCCAACAATAGAACCCTGCTTGTCTTTGAGTGGGATAACTAAATTATCATGTTTGTCTTTGCGTAACCCATAGGACAAAACCTGTTTCTTTTCTAAGTAAGCATGTTTTTGTACCTCTTCACATTGCTCCCAAATCGACTGGGAACGCTGCGCGGCCTGCGAATACTTTTCTGCTGACTTAACCTCGGCTTGACGTCTGAGCTCCTCAATCTCGGCCTTTTGTTCTTTAGTCATGCGAAACTTTTGACTGTTTTCTGGTTTCCAGATCGCTGTCGGCTGGTCCGTGCTGATACGATAATCACCAATACGGCCAAAGGGGGAGGATTGGTCAAGCCATGCTTGATACCAGCCGACGAGCTTTCTCTGATTGCCAATGTTGATGTACGCTCGACCTACCGAGCCATCGGTAACCAGTCCCTTTTTGGGATCGGGTTCGTAGCCATTAGTGGCTAGAAAATCTTGAAACTGAGATACATAATCTTTTGTGAATGGTGCGTTGAAATTTTTGTTAGGTCCCTTTATTTTTAATGACATCAATCATCCCGGTTAAATTGTTGTTTGCTTTGTATTGCAAATGGTTATAGAATAATATCCAAGTTTATGAAATTTTGCAAACACATTATGGAGGAGAAATAATTATGAGCTTAACAATTAGTGGCGAAGGTGGTGGCGGAGATCTACCAAATTTACAACCAGGTATCTACCAAGGCACTTGCTACAGCATTGTAGACATGGGCACAACTGACCAAGAATACAAAGGTGTTACTAGCAAGAAAACCAGAGTGCATCTGTGTTTTGAAATTACTCATGCACTGGATCCAGAAAACAATCCAATAACCATGGAAGACGGCAGACCTTTTGGTGTCTTTAAAACTTATACTGCATCTTTGTTTGAGGCTGCGGCTCTGCGTAAAGATTTAGAGAGCTGGCGTGGTAAAAGTTTCAGTGAGCAAGAGCTCAAAGGTTTTGATATATCCAATCTGATTGGTTGCACTGCAAGAATAGAAGTAGGTCATACAGCAAAAACTGATTTTTCACCCGGTGGCAAGCCAAAGATATTAGCACTGCGTGAGCCAAGAGAGGGTGTAAAGAAAGTCGATACTATCAACGACGCTGTTATCTTTGACTTAGATGTTTACCTTGATGATTTTAGAGGTAAGCAAAGTCCAGAAAGCAAAGCTATGTGTGACATATTTTTTGCATTACCAACTTGGCAACAAAGCGATATTGAAAGTAGTTATGAGTATCAAGCAGTCAATCCTGGACAAGGATCTGAACAAGGTTCTATGGCAGACGAGGTTAGCAACTTAACCGAGCAAGCTGCCAAAGATATGAACGACAGCTCTTTCGACGAAGACAACATACCCTTTTAACAGTTAAGGTGAGTGACCATTCTCCGAGTTTCTCACACCAACCTTTTCATAACGAAGAGGCGGTTGCTCACCACCTAAATATGTTTACAGACAAAGCAGAACAAATAGCAAAACTTTTAGACAGCAAAGGCGAGGCCTATGCCAAACCAGATGCTTTCTTTGTGCAACTTGCAAATGCCTGGAGTGGACTTCTAGGCGTAGAGCTTACACCCTCGCAGTGCTGTGCCATGATGATTGTCTTTAAGTCTTGCCGAATTATTAATAACCCAGAGCATATTGACAGCGCTGACGATCTTGTTGGCTATTCGTTGATAATGACTGAGTTAGTGAAACTGACAGAGCAAGAACATGAGTAACCAAATTGAGTACCAAGTTTTTTCTTTGCCAGCTGCAATCATGTTGCAACACCAATTACCTTCCGAGGTAGTGACGACTCTCAACGAGTATCTTGATGCTTTGAGGTCCAATGATAAGCGTGAGTCTGCATCTGACTCTTTGGTTGGTCAGATACACCAAGGCGAACAATTAAAAATGGATTTTACAGACCAGAGCTTACAACCATTTGTAAGTATTGTTGAGAGTTTGAGCACAGCTTATCTAAAACATTTTGTCGAGCTAACCAAATCTCCTCTACAGCCGAAGAAAATTAGTATGGATAAGCTGTGGTCAGTTCATAGTTTTGAGGGTGACTACAATCCAATACACGATCATTTGACTGCATCCAATATGGGATTGTCTTTTACTACTTGGACTTTAGTGCCAGAACAAATCTATAGACCAGATGAGGAGGCTGAACAAAGGTATGACCTTTATAACAGCTCTGGTTCTATAGATGGATTTATTAATTTTACCTATGGCTTAAATCAGATTGGAGATCCAGAACGCTTGCGTCCATCCCAATCACGATACATCAAACCAGAACCCGGCAAATTATTGTTGTTTCCTTCATGGATGCAACATTGTGTTTATCCTTTTTTTGGTGAGGGTGAACGCAGAACTGTTGCCGGCAATCTAAATTGTTTTAACTTAACACCAGAAGAAATAGAGGAGATGAAAAAAAATGCAGGAGTTTAAACCAGGAATATATGACGACATACCTTATGAAGTGTATGCAGAGATACCAGCCTTTAGATCTCACGATCTAACTTCGGTCATCAAATGCCCGTACAGCTGGAAGAATAAAAAAGATATGGTGCAAACACCAGCTCTACTTGAGGGCCGAGTACAACACACTGTATTCTTAGAACACCATAAGTTTGGTGAAGAGTTTGTAATCCAACCAAAGTTTGACCGCAGAACTAAATCTGGCAAAGAAGAATATGCAAACTTTATGGAAACCATTGGTAATCGTACCGCTATTACTCAAGACTTGTATGACGTTTGTATGGAACGCCGAGAGGTTGTCAAAGATTACATACCTAAAGAAACCGACAAAGTAGAGCGCACTTTGGTCTTTGAATGGCACGGCCATCCTTTTAAGTGTCGTATGGATTGGTATGACAATGAGTATGTATGGGATCTTAAAACATGCCGTGACGCTTCGCCTCGTGGCTTTAGAGGCGCAATCAATAGCTTCAACTATCACATGCAAGCAGCACTCTATGTTGACGCTTGTAGGACGTTAGGGTTGACTGCTAAAGGTTTTAACTTTTTAGCACAAGAAAAGCAACATCCATATCCTTATGTGATCTATACCTTATCAGATGAAGCGCTGGTGTATGCTCGCCAAAGAAATGAGCAAGCGTTGGATTTATTACTTAGATGTAAAGATAATGATGATTTTAAACCCTACAATGTGGAGGGAATCCAGACTGTAGAGTTATCAGATCTTTATTGAATATGATCGGCTAATTTGAAAGGGCCATAATCATAGTCATCATTGAACCACTTTACGCAACCATCCGAGTATGGCTCAACATCCCACTCTGTTCTAGCATGCCATTTATGATCGAAGATTCCTAGGTCTTTCAGATCTCCAAACAAACCATAGAAGACACTGCTTTTTTTTCTTGTTGTATATTTTTCATAATCCATGAAACCATAAGCAACTTTTAATGCGTACTGAGCTTTTAAAAACTTGGCTACGATTTCTTTATGTTTGCTATCAAACGGAATAACTTCACCATGCTTTCCCAAACCACCAGCAGCACAATCGCCGCTTCTCGCTATCAAACAAAATTCTTTCATTATTTTTCCTCCCAATAGCTGCTGAATGGTATCGCGTCTTTATCGACACCCCAATAAATACCTATGCCGTTTTCGTGGTTGCCCACTTTGATATTGTCTAGTCTGTGATTGACCTTTCTGCCGTCATCCCAAAGGATGTCAACAGTATCGTCGGTATATACATCGACAACCTTACCAAAGTCTAGTGGGATCCCAGCTCCCCAGAACCCGGTAACTTTTTTGGTTTTTGTATTTAACAC